GAAAGTAAACAAGTCCAAGAGAAACTTAAACATGGCGAGCAGTTATCTAGTATTAATAAACAACGTGCTAAGAGATCTAAACGAAGTAGAACTAACAAGTAGCACTTTCAGTTCATCACGAGGTATACAAACTGCAGTGAAAGATTATGTTAATCGTGCAATAGATGATATAATCAATGCAGATACTGAATGGCCCTTCACAATTGTATCTAAAAGTTTTACGACCGCTGCAGGAACAAGGTTATATACTAAATCAGCTATAGGTGCAACAAATACTAAAACAGTTGATTACGATAGTTTTACATTTCTTGAAGCATCGGATAAAAAAGAAACCACTCTTGAATATATAAGTTTTAGTGAATATCTTGACAACTATCACGAAAGAGATACAGATCCAACAGGTAATTCACGAGCCATACCAGAATTTGTTTATGAAAATCCAGATCAAAGTATAGGATTATCACCTGTACCAGATAAAGCAACATACACTATAAAATATTTTTATTATTCAACACATACTGCATTGAGTGCATCAACAGATACATCGCTTATACCAACACGATTTGAAAATGTAATAATAGAAAAAGCAAAGTATTATGCTTACACGTTAAGAGGTGATGTACAAAACGCACAACTTGCACAGTTGCAGTTTGACAAATCTATTAAACGTATGCGTGTAGAATTAATTAATAAACAAATATACATGAGAGCCGTGTAAATGCCTGACTTGAGTAACACAGCAGCTTTTCCATTTGTGTGTGAAGGTGGGTTAGTTCTCAATCAATCTACGTTTATAATGAAACCCGGTCAAGCTCTTGAGTTAGAAAACTTTGAACCAGACATACAAGGTGGATATAGAAGAATAAATGGCTTTCAAAAGTTTGTAGGACAGACAGTTCCTGAGACAGCAAGTAGTACAGAGCCTTTGCTTATGGTTACTATATTTAACGATTTTGTTCTTGCTGCACGAGGTGAAAGAATATTTAGTGCAGCGTCAACTTTATTGACAACTAAAATTCTTTCTTCGGCAAGTATGTCAGGATCTGGCACTATAGTTGTTAAATCAACTGATGGGTTTTCATCGAGTGGCACATTGTTTATAAACTCAGAGCAGTTTACCTACACAGGAAAATCTACAACATCTTTTACAGGTGTGACTAGATCTGTAAATAGTACAAGTGCAGCAACACATTCTGCAAATGCAGTCGTATCAGAAACATGGACTGTGCGAGATACTGGTCGAACAAATGCAACAAAGTATTCGTTTGAGAAGTTTAACTTTGATGGTAATGATAAGTTTATAGTTGTAGATGGTGCTAACGACCCTACAGTGTTTAATACATCCCTTGCTGCAACAGATGTTACAGCGAGTAGTGTAGAGGGTGCAAAGCATGTTGTAGCTTTTAAAAATCACATGTTTTATTCTGGTATGTCTAGTACACCACAAGAGGTAGTATTTAGCCAACCGTTTGATGAAGATGCGTTTGATTCAGGCAGTGGTGCAGGTAGTATAAAAATAGATGACACCATTGTGGGACTCAAAGTATTTAGAGATAACTTATTTATATTTTGTGAAAATAGAATATTTCAAATTACAGGATCAAGCTCAAGTGATTTTGCAGTAAAACCTGTTACTAGAAACATAGGATGTATAAATGGAGACACCATACAGGAATTTGCAGGAGACTTAATATTCTTAGGCCCTGACGGACTACGTACTGTTGCAGGTACTGCAAGAATTGGTGACGTTGAATTAGGTAGTATAAGTTCTAACGTACAAAGTTTATTCAGAGAAAACATATCAGACTCTGCATCTTTTACATCCCTTGTTATACCAGACAAAACACAATACCGTATCTTTTTCTCAAAATCAGGTGGTGGTGAAACAAGCACAGAGGGTGTGATATGTGTTTTAAAAGGTCAGACATTCGAGTTTTCTAAAATGAGAGGTATACGACCTGCGTGTGCAGATACTATTGTTGATGAGGGAGATGTTGTAGCAATACACGGTGGGTTTGATGGTGTAGTTTACCGACAAGATCAAGGTGATACATTTGATGGTGAACTTATAAGAGCAAAGTACAGAAGTCCTGATCTTACATTTAACGATCCCGGAATACGTAAACACATGCAAAGGGTCAATATTAACTACGCACCAGAGTCTACAATCGATGCAGACTTGTTTGTAAGATATGATTACGAATCACAAGACTCAACACGCCCTGCAGCTTATCCGTTAGATAGTTTAAACGTTGCAGGCATATATGGATCAGCCATATACGGCACAACCTCATACGGAGGACCTACACAGCCTATCGTAAGAAAGTCTGTCGAGGGTTCAGGATTTGCAGTAGCACTGCGAGTAGAAGATGGTGCATCAAGCACAGCACCATATTCATTAAAAGGTTTTCAATTAGAATATCAATTAGGAGCAAGAAGGTAAAATGGGAGCAACATACACAAGACAGTCTACGTATGCAGACGGTGATACAATCACGGCAGCTCATACTAACGATGAATTTGATCAGTTATTAGCAGCCTTCCAAGCAAGCACAGGACATACCCACGATGGCACGGCTAACGAGGGTGGCCCTATAACAAAGTTGTTAGGTAACTCTCTAACATTTGGTGCAGCAACAGCAGGTACAGATATAACAATTACATTTGATGGTGAGTCAAATGATGGTGAATTAAAATGGATGGAAGATGAGGACTACTTTGAGTTTAGTGATGACATACTTATTGCTTCTACAGAAAAGCTACAATTTAGAGACACAGCAATACACATCAGTTCCACTACAGATGGACAGTTAGATCTTGTTGCAGATGGTGCTGTTGTTATTGACACTGCAGGTGACATAACCTTAGACGCTGACGGTGGAGATATATTTTTTAAAGATGGTGGCACAACATTTGGTAGTGCAACAAACTCTAGTGGCAACTTGATAATTAAATCAGGCACAACAACTGCACTCACATTTAGTGGTGCAAATGCAACTGTTGCAGGTAACTTAACAGTAGATGGCAACTTTGATGTTACAGGAACATTAGACTTTAGTGATTCTGCAATAACAAACGTAGGTAGCATACAATTAGATTCTATATCAGGTGACGCAGATTCTAACACATCAATTACATTTAGTGGCTCTGATGTAATCACTATGGCAACAGGTGGTACTACTGCTCTTACAATAGATGCAAGCCAAAACGTAACAGTGGCAGGTGACCTAACAGTATCAGGTGATGATATTACTATGGCTACAAACACTGCAGGTAATTTGCTAATTGCAGACGGCACTAATTTTAATTCTGTAGCAGTAGGTTCTTTATCAGAAATATCAACAGTAGCTAATGATGATGTATTCTTAGCAGTAGACACATCTGGTGGTGGTCTTAAAAAAATACAAAGAAGTGCAATCGTTGCAGGACTTGCAACATCAGGTGCTATCTCTAACGTAGTAGAGGACAGTTCTCCCCAGTTGGGCGGCAACTTGGACATGAATGGTCAGGATATTGTTACCACATCAAATGCTAACATCGAATTGGCTGCTAACGGTACAGGTCATGTAGTTGTAAAGGGAAATACTAATCAAGGTGCTATAACTCTTAATTGTGAAAATAACAGTCATGGACAAAAGATTATTGCAGCATCGCATAGTGCGTTGAGTAGCAATTCTGGTAATCCTTCTACTTTAACACTTCCTAGCACTGGTGACGCTAGTCAAGAGTTAGTCTCTACAGGTGCGACACAAACATTAACAGGCAAAAGTTTAACTGCACCCATTCTTACAGGATCATCTTCTGCTGCAGGTTCTATATTATTTAAAGAAGATACAGACAACGGTACAAATGCAGTTACTTTAATAGGTCCTGCTTCCACAGCAGACGTTACTGTTACGTTACCTAATTCTGCAGGCACTATAGCCTTAACATCTGACATTCCTAGTTCTGGTATATCAAGTGGCAACGTAGCAACTTTTACTTCTGGTGTAGCCGATGATGATTTTTTAAGGGTCGCAGGAACAGCAATAGAAGGGCGTTCTGCTAGTGAGGTTAGATCAGACTTGAGTTTAGTAGCTTCTGCAACAACAGATACGACTGATGCAAGTAACATAGGTTCTGGAACATTGGCTGCAGCGAGAATGGCAGCGGCACAGACAGCGATCACATCTTTATTTGCAACAGATATTAAGATTGGTGAGGATGACGAAACTAAAATTGATTTTGAAACTGCAGATGAAATACATTTCTACGCTGCAAACGCAGAGCAAGTATTTGTATCAGACGGAGTGTTTGGGCCTCAAACAGATAGTGATGTTGATTTAGGCACAACTGGTGCTAGATTTAAAGATGCGTATGTTGACAGTGTAACTGTTACAGGTGACGTGGCAATTGGCGATGACGTAACTGTTACTGGTAGAGCATCTGGGACAGTTACAACAAATACTAATGGTCAAATGGATTTATCAGTTAGTAATCATTTTAATTACACACCGAGTGGAGATGATGAGATAGAATTAGATAATTTTAAAGCAGGACAATCAGGCACTATCTTTTTAGATAACTCTGGAGGTCATACCATAAGTGTTGATTCTCCCATATTGATCAATGCTGACCAACTCACAGCTATAGCAACAGCAGGAAAATACATGCTTTCTTATTTTTGCACTGTAGATCAGCCTAACGCTACTTTAAGTAATTCAGCGAACAATGATAAAATAATAATGTCTGTATCAGGAGCATTAACATAATATGACACTTTTACGATCAGAAGGTTCTGGTGAAGTAAGCACAGGTTTTTACAATGGTGTTATAAACCAATCTTTACGTTTTGAGGATGGAGATGCTGCCCATCTTATTAGAACTCCATCAAGTGCAGGTGATAGAAAAACATTTACAATTTCCTTTTGGACTAAACGTGCAAATTTAAGTACGCCTACACCATTCTTATTTGATGCTTATAACGCTAGTACTGAAAATTCTTTTCTTAGATTTAATACTGATGATACATTACGTTTTAGCAATGAAATTGGAAGTTCATTTACATCCACTATTGTAACAAATCAAGTATTCAGAGATGTAGCAAACTGGTATCATATTGTTCTTGCTGTTGATACAACACAATCAACTGCAAGTAACAGAGTTAAAATGTATGTTAATGGAGACCAGATAACTTCTTTTTCATCATCAGATTATCCGTCACAGAATGAAAACACTTCATTCAATAATACTGTTCAACACGCAATAGGTAGAGCTATTGAATATTCACGTTACTATGATGGATATATGGCTGAAATTAACTTTATTGATGGATCTGTATTAACACCGTCTAGCTTTGGCGAAACCAAGAATGGTGTATGGATTGCTAAAAAATATACTGGTTCTTATGGAACAAACGGATATAGACTAACTTTTGCAGATGATAGTTCTTTAGGAGATGATACAAGTGGTAATGGTAATGACTATTCATCTAGTGGATTAGCTTCTACAGATGTTGTGCTAGATAGTCCTGAGAATACTTTTTGTACAATAAACAGCATTAGAGAATCTCTTGTTTACAATGGCTCTGTTAGTTTTTCTGAGGGTAATTTACAAAGTGTAGATGCAGGAACAACATATTCACTACATTGGACTGGCACAATTGGTATGTCTACTGGCAAATGGTATTGGGAAGTTTTGGCTCATACTATGGGTGGAAGTCATTCGAATATAGGCATATGCAATGAAGTACATAGAGTAGCCACAGCAGGAACTGGTGTATTTTATGGTGGTGATGGAAAAAGAAATGCTGTCACATATTTTACTGGAATTACAAGCTATGGAGACAGTTATACAAGTGGAGATATCATTGGTATTGCTTTTGATGCTGATAATGAAACTGTTACATTTTATAAAAACAATTCAAGTCAAGGTGCAGTTGGAAGTGTTTTAGTGCAATCTAGTGGTCCTTACTTTGCAGCAGCAGGAGACGGACAAAACGCAACAACTTACAAATATGTTGTTAATTTCGGACAAGATTCAAGTTTTGCAGGTAGTAAAACTGCTCAAGGCAATAAAGATGGTAATGGTGAAGGGGATTTTTATTATACTCCACCAAGTGGTTATCTTGCACTATGCTCAGCTAACTTACCTGCCACTGGATTAAGTCCTAATCAAGATGAACAAGCAGGTGATCATTTTAATAATGTTATTTACACAGGTGATGGAAGTAGTAGTAATGCAATAACTGGAGTTGGGTTTCAACCAGACTGGGTTTGGATTAAAGGAAATGGCTCAACAAATCATGGTTTACATGATTCATCAAGAGTAATTAGTGGCAACGAAGAGATTTGGTCTACCAATTCAACCGCTGCAGGAAATACAGGTGGTGCTTATCTATCCTCTTTTGATAGTGATGGATTTACAGTTAATAATAATACTTCTGGTAATGGTAGTGGAGTTATACATGCAGCTTGGAATTGGAAAGCAACTGGTGGCTCACTAACAAGCAACTCTAATGGTTCTATAACAAGTAATACACAAGCAAACACTGCTGCAGGACTTTCTATTGTTACTTGGACTGGTAATCAAACAAATGGTGCTTCTGTAGGTCATGGATTAGGAGTAGTTCCTGAATTAGTAATTATAAAAAATAGAGATAGTAGTCAAGGTTCTGTGGTAAATGTTAATTTGTCATCTAAATATAGGTTGAATTTTAATGCTGATGCAGCAAATTATGGAGATTTTACTTATTATAATGGCACATATACATCAGATAATATTGTTTTCAATAATGCTCATGGTGCATGGAACGGTAATACTGATAAAATGGTAGCATATGTATTTCACTCTGTGGCAGGTTATAGTCGAATTGGAACTTACATTGGCAATAACGTATCAGGCAATAATACCTTTGTATACACAGGGTTTAGACCAAAATTTATTCTAATAAAAAATGTTGGTGCTTCAGCAGATTGGATAATTAGAGATGTATTTAATAGTGGATATTATACTGATGGTAGAGGTAATCCAGTAATTATTGGACATGAGCCAAACGAAGACAATGCACTTACTGGTGGCACTGGTACATCAATAGATTTTGTTAGTAATGGATTTAAAATTAGAAATAATGATACACGAATTGGTGCAAGTAATACTTATTTTTACTATGCTATTGCAGATAATCCAATAAAATTTAACAATGCAAGATAGGAGAATATAATGCCGTGGAAGCATAACGGAAAAATAATAAAAACAGGGAAAGCGTGGGTAGCAGATGACGGCACTAAACACCCTGCTGTGTGGATGAGATGGTCAGATTCTCAAAAAAAGGATAAAGGTTTAGTTTGGGAAGATCCACCTGAATCCCAAGAACCTTACGATAACAATTTTTATTGGGGTAGACAAAAAGATGGCACTTTAATTGAAAGAAATCTTGCAGACATAAATGTAGTTGATGATGATGGCAATCCTGTAATAGACCGAATGACAAAAAAACAAGCTATACAATTAGGATTAAAATCTGTCTGGATTACACAAACTAAAGAAACTGCCAATGCCAGACTATCTAAAACAGATTGGGTAATTACACGCAAAACAGAAAAAGGGACTGCTATTCCTGACACAATAACAAAGTATAGAGACAGTATAAGAACTGCATGTGATACAATAGAAACTAAAATTAATAATTGTTCTAATTTAAAAGAATTCATGGCATTGTTTGATACACCTGTTGATGGTGACGGTAATGCTACAGGTAATCCACCAATGTTTGACTTTCCAAAGGAATCTTAGTATAATGGAGATAGAACCAACTATACTTTGGAATATAATATTAACACTAATTGTTGTGCCTTTCGGTTGGGCATTTAACAAGATGTTCCAAGAAGTCAAAAGATTGCAGATATTACTAAATAAGACTCGTGAAGAATATGCTAGGCGTGATGATGTTAAAGAAGATATGGACAGAGTTATGGCCGCACTACATAGGGTAGAAGATAAAATAGATAAAATGTTGAGCAGAGATAGATAATGACTACAATATTAACTGACGATCAACTTAAAGAAGAGGTAGGTAAATTAGCAGGAGGACAAGAAGGTGTAATGCCTAAAGTCACACCAGTGCTACCTACAGTAAAAGATGATGACATACAAACAACACAAGGGGCAATTGTTACAGGAGATGTAACAGCATCAACTGCACCCACAATAACACCAATAACACCTGCAAAGCCAGTTGGGCAAGAAGGTGTTGGCAACATAGAAAGTGTTGAAAGAAATGTTCCCAAAATAACTAAAGCAGATACAGCACAGATAACAGATCCTAAAGGTGTTATATCTGACATACCTCAAGGCACTGTTAGTCAACAAGCTATTGCTGACCCTGCACAAGCAGAGTTAGATCAAAGAGCTACTGTAAAATTTCAACTCAGTGATTTGTTTTCAGCTTTACAAGAAGGTGATGAAATGCCTGCTTGGGCTGCACCTGCTGTGCGTAAAGTTGGAGCAGTCATGCAAGCAAGAGGTCTTGGTGCATCTAGTATGGCTTCTGCTGCCGTAACTCAAGCATTGATGGAATCAGGCATCGCTATAGCAGCCCAAGATGCAAATAAGTATGCAACCATACAACTACAAAATTTAAATAACGCACAACAAACAGCTTTGACTAACGCTGCTACTTTTGCAGCTATGGATAAAGCAAACTTATCTGCAAGATTACAAGCGGCAGTTACAAATGCACAAACTTTATTATCTGTAGACACAGCTAATTTATCTGCACAACAAAAATCAAACGAGTTGAGTTATAGTGCTTTAACACAAGCTATATTTAAAGACTCTGCCGAAGAAAACGCAAGAAGAGAGTTTAACGCAAAGAACGAAGCACAAGTGCAAGAATTTTTTGCAGAGCTTGGATCACAAGTCGAAACAGCCAACGCAAACAGAGTAGCTGCAGTAGAACAATTCAACGCAGGTGAAACAAATGCAATGAATCAATTTAACTCATCTATGCGTGATGCAAGAGAAAAGTTCAATGCTAATATGAGATATGCTATTGATCAATCAAACGTGAATTGGAGAAGACAGATAAACACTGCAGAAACAGCGTTGCAAAATGAAACAAACAGAATAAATGTACAGAATCAATATAATTTAACCCAAACTGCACTTAATCAATTGTGGCAAAAATATAGAGATAATGCAGCTTGGAACTTTCAAAAGTCAGAATCAGCTTTACAAAGACAGCATGAGATTGGTGTGATGGCTATGGAGTTTGCTAACTCTAAAGAGATATATGATAAAGAGCAAAAAGATGCTATAGGTGTAGGTGTTGGTAACTGGCTTGCAACGTGGATTAGAGGTAAGTAAATATGGGATTATGGCAAGATATAACAAGTTGGATTGATCCTACTGTAGATTGGGTTGCAGAAGCATTAAATTATACTGATGAAACTGTGGATATACTAGATGATACAGGAGCTATAGGTATGACTGCAGGAGATTATTTAAAACAGGATGTAAAAGATTTTTTTGATAGTGATACATTTGGATTTATACGAGAGGGAGCAGGTGCTTTACTAAGAAGTCAGGGGTATGGAGAAGGAAAAGATGCAAAAATGCCTTTAATACAACAGACTAAATTTCAACGAGCAAACAGAGCATCAACTGTTTTACGAGGTTCACAAGCCATGACACGAACAAGTCCTATAACAGGAAATCCAGTAAATATAGGTTATCAACGTGCAGATGTTCAATCCTATTTGACGGCTTTAGCACAAAACTCATACAATCAACAAATGAAAAACATGTTTTCTCAATACACTGTTCCTCCCATGAAACCAATAGGACAAAAAACAGTAGGATTGGGTTCTACACAAGTCAAGGGTATATCTAAAAAATCACGGACAACCTCAAAAAGGGATACATCATAATTATGATAGAAAATATGAATCAAAACATGCAACCTTTAATGGGATCAATTGAAGCAAAAGATGAGTTTGCTGTTGCACCCCCCGGTCACTCTTTAACACAAGACAACACACGATGGGCATGGGGTAATCCACCTGTCGATGTTGATCCAGAGATAGTATTAGACAAAGCCATATCATCTCTTAAAAACAAACGAACAAAAGATGAAATGTTAAAACTACTTTTGGGTGGCGTTTCTATTGAAACTATGGTAGAAGGTTACATACTACAAGGGTTTCACGATGGTAGGTTTACACCTGATGTAGGACTTCTCATAAAACCTGCTTTGGCTGTCGTTATGGCAGGCATGGCAGAAGAAGAAAATATACCTTACCGTATGTTTGAAAACAAAGATGCAGAAGAAGAAGGTAAGATGAGTGACGAATCATTCTTTGATATGATCAGAAAAAACAACCCACGTATGTTTGAGTTTATACGAGAAAATGTAAATGAAGCCCTACGTGAAGGAGATACACCTCTTGAGGAAAACTTTTTAAATATGCAACCTACAGCAACAGAAGAAGAAGAAAAATGAGTTTTGGATTAGGATTAGTTAAAGGTTTAGTTGGTGGTTTTACACGCAACATACAGCAAGAGCAACAAGCTCGTGCCAAAGACGATACACGTATTGCTGAATTAGAAAATTTTATAATAGAAGCATCATTAGACCCTAAGAAAAGAGTACCACAAGAATTAGGTAATATGATAAAAAATGCAAAAGCCAGTCTTGACAATAGAGGTAGTATAGATTTATTTGGCAGACAAGGCCCAAGACTTCAACTAGATATGGAAGATTTACAAGCTAAATTGGCTAAAACAACCAGTGGATTTGACGAAAATAATTTTGTATACGGTGCGTTAAAAATACCTATCAAGGGTCAATTTTACGATACAGGGAGTGAGTTTACTAAATCTGCTACTTTTATACAATCAACAAACGACTTTTTTGCAAATCAAAAAAATATAGATATGGCAAGAGTAGTATTTGGTGCAGACCCTTTGGCTAAAAAATTATTTATGGATCGATTAAATTTTTATAAAGGATTATATGAAAATGCTGCCCCTTCTAAATTATTAGCTTTACCAAATCAAGCTGAAGCTATGAATACCGTAAATTTAGATAAAATGTTAAATAATGTGGCTAAGTTAGGACTAATTGACTCTGCTACAGATTTAAATATAGCAGATAGTACATTTGATGAAATAGGAAAAGCAGAAAAAGAATTTAAAGACAAAATTAATAGAGGATATGTTATTTTACCTTATCTTGACGAAGCTCAAGATGTCAATCAGAAATCATTTCAACCTTTTAAAATGACAAAAGAAAATAAAAAAGCTTTGTTAGGTATAGCAGCATTGAATGGATTTACTTATGAACAATATGGTGAAAAAGCTATACCTGCTTATATATTAAATTATGCAAAAAATACTAAAACACAAATTCCTGCCTTTTCTGGTCAAACAGTTGATATAATGGGGGATCGATTTGAAAAGTTAGGTGAAGTCTACGATAACATTTTTAACTCAATGGAGCTTTATAAAATAACAAAAGGTAAAGAAATATTTTTGTTGAACAATAAAGAACAAAAAATATTTTTTGACAAAATAGCAGAGCTAGGTGGTGATGACACAGGTGATAGAATACGGATGATAGCTCCTTTGATACAATTATCAGACGGAGACAGAAAAGCTATAGAAGATGGTAATAAAATATTTCAAAAAGTAGATTTAAAAAAACGTGATAAAATATTTTTTAACATAATGAATATAAAAGTTGCTGACTTTGAGCAAAAATTTAGAGCTTCTCAAAGAACTATTACTCAATTAGGAGAATTAATAAAGTTGAGAAGTGCAGCTACAACTTCACCCGGATTTATTAGATGGGTACAAGAAACTTTTGGTAGTATCATAGCAGAGGGTGGTCAATTATCTCAGCTTAAAGATGTTTTATTTGGTAGAGAAACATTAGATCAAGCAGGAGGTGGAGCTTTTAAAAAAGGTACAACTTCTGAAAGTATTGTTAAAATTTTAGAAAACTATCAAAAAGCAAATCCGGGAACTTTAGAGTTTGATTTAAATAATTTATCAAGAGAACAAGCGTTGGCTATTGCTCTGGCCGCAGATATGGCTAGAGCCGTTGATGCAAACGGTCGACTGTCTAACCAAGACTTTGAAAAACAATTAGAAAGATTGGGAGATGCAGGATTTTTTACAACTAAGGGTGGCTCAATGGCTAAACTAGCTAATGTGTATGAAGATTTTAATAGACAGTATAAAGCAATAGAATTAATTAATACTGTTCTAAAAGCTAGTACGACTGGTTTTAAAAATCCTAAAGAAATACAAATACTAAGAGCAAATCAAGTGTATATGACTCTGAAAGGTAATTTAGAAGCAGGTGGAATAACAGAATCTTTAGATAATCCTCCAAAATTAATTGACGAATATATTTCTGAAGCTTATAAAACTAAAGATGATATGCCAGTTACGGTTAAAGAATATGATAACAATAGTAAAAAATATTTTACACTTGACTCCGAGGGCAATGAAAAAGAAATAGACCTCAATAGTTTAATTAAAAGTTCTCCATCTCCAAAAGATGAAACAACAGATCTTAAAAAAGACGCTGAAGTAAAAAAGATTGATCAAACAACAAATATTAAACAAGATACTGATGCAACAGATAATACTGGTGAAGGGTATGAACTCGATCAAGTAGATATTGTAAGTGGCAATAATAGAGATGGTTTGACTATAAGACTAAAAGGGACTACTGAAAATTTACCCGGACTATATATTCAAAGAGACGGACTTTTAGTTAAGAAGTAAATTGGAGTATCAATGGAAAGACTAGACATAATACCTAAACCTGAAGCTGACGTTCCACCAAATCTTCAAAACGTTATTCAAAGTAATGTGGAGCAACAAAAAGAAGAGTCTAAAATTACGCTAGATGACCTTCTAACTAGAAAAACAATCTTGTTGGGAGATCAAGAAATAAGTCCAAACCTCGTTCAAAAAGCTAACGCAGGTGATTTAAAAGCTTTAGGTGATTTAGAATCTTCATTAAGAAGATACAATAAGACTGTAAGTGATACAGTTAAAATAGTTTCTGATGACCCTAGACGGTATGAAAATTTACAAGACTTAACTGTAGATCAAAAAGAAAAGTTAAAAAAATACAAAGACGGTAGATTAGTGTTGTTGGATTTGTTGAAACAAACCAATACCAGAACTGGCAAAGCTAGAGTGCAAGATGAAAGAGTACAACAACTTCTTGTTGATTATTTTAGCACAGGTAGATTTTTTACAGAAACATCAAGAAGACTTGCAGAAGCAGGAAGAGGTTTCACCTTAACACCTGTTTTGGCAAACATGTTATACCATGTTGTAGGTTCAGCAACAGATGCCTTTGATATGCCACAATTTGTAGCAGATAGTATATCAGCAGTGATAGGTTCAAAAGTTTATCCTGATGACGAGACCTTTGCAGAGTCTTGGGCAAAAAGACAACCCACCATAGCTAATAATTTTGAATTCTATAAATCAAAAGTAGAAAAATTATTACCCGGACTTACTTTTGCATCAGGTATAAATGACGATTTAAAAGAAAAATACATAGAAATTTATGGTAAAGACGACTATGAACGTTTTTATACGCTACAAGCAAAAGGTAAAAAACGAATAGAACTGCCTTTTATAACTGAGGAAATGGGTCAAGATTTATTAAAATTAGGTTTCAAAGAACTGCCTTTTTATTCTCAAGCTGCAATAATGGTTTTAGAAAACTTGGGTATAGGTGGTGCTTTTGCTAAAGGAACTCGTGATAAAGGCATAGGGGAGATGCAAAAAATAAGAAATGCAAAACAAATGCAACCTGAAAGATATGGAAACCTTACAAATTTACAAACCATAAGAAAGTTAAAAGTTGATGAATCAAGAAATGCTTTTACACGATACTTAAACGAAGTAAAACAAAGTTTAGGAAATAGGTATAAAAAGTTTGGTGCAGTCGATGCTGCTGAAGTTGATGAGAACAGAACAGCAGCCATAGAAATGTTAAATAAACAAATTAAAAATAAACAAGATGATATAGCCAAAGCACAGAATAAAAAAACCGTAGATAGAGTAGAGGTAGCTAGTTTAAGAAAAGAACTTGATAATTTAGAAAGTCAAAGAGCCAGATATACTTTTCCGTTTCCTAGAAAAACATTTATGACAGAAGTTTTTAAAGATGAAACAATCATAGGATTTGGACAATATGGTGGATACGTTTTAGCAGATGCTTTTGGTTTGAATACAGATACAGGTGAAATCTTTGGAGCTATATCAACTGCTGTTAAAGTGCCACAAATTATAGCAAGAAACACTGTAGGATTGGGATTACGTTTTGCAGATAAACTAGGAGGTGGCATGGTAAGTAACCTTGCTACAACAGTAGAAAATTTACCGTTCATACCAAAAGGTGTATTTGTTGATTATAGATTTGAAAACCTGAGAGACATTTTAGACAGACCTTTAAAAGGTAAAGAGATATCTGCTATAAAAGAAATATCTAGAGTTATTAAAAAACTAAACCCTGCAATGAGAGAAAGAGTTTGGAACTCTATAGATGAGTATCAAAGATTAAGAGGTAGAATTATAAACTTCTTTGATGACCCAGATGAAAGAGCATTAGCCAAACAATATTTTTCTGTAGGGTTTGCAAGGATGAGTGGTCTTGCACCTTTGATTGCACTTGAGCAAAACGCAGTCGTAAAGCTTAAAGCAAACGGAAAAAATTTAAATGATGCTGTAGATTATCAATTACAAGCAGAAAATACTTTAAACGCTGCTGATTTAGCTATAAGTAAATTAAAAGAGTTAGTGTTAAAATCTACGAAAATGGATCTTGATAACAGAGAAGAGTTAACTGCTATAATAAAAAAGTTTGAAGCTGCATCAGATTCTTATCAATTAAAAATAGATGAAGACAAACTAACTTATTTAGGCATATTAAATGAGTTTAAAAAACAAACTTTAGCAGATCCAGAGAATCAATTTTTTAATGATGATATGGTAAAAACTTTATCAGAAATGGAAATAAAATTAAACAAAGGTAAAACTACAAGCATAACAGAGCAAAGAAAAATATACGAACAAAATTATATAGATTTAGCAAAAGCTATACATGAAAAAGGGAAAACTCTGATAGAACTATCAGGCGATTCTCAAAGTGTAAGAAAGTTAGGACCTATTATTGAAGAAGCTTACTTAGCCAGAGCCGATAATATATATCATCAAAAAAGACTTTTGTACAGAGAAAACGGTTTAGGAGATGACAGAACTTTTGACATTACTGATTTAGTCAATAAAGTTGTTGAAACTGAAAAGGGAGTTTCAGATAAAGCAACTTTAAAAGCTTACTTCAGTCCTGAGTCAGAATTCTTTAGAGGATTTTCAGGTAGAAATATTAAAAGATCATTAAATGCTATGGCTCAAAGAGTTATAAAAAATGACATGGGATTAGATGATGATGAGTATGAAAGACTTTTTAAATACCATACGAGTCCGACTACTTTAAAAGTTGCTCCTGATGATTACTTAGGATCACCTGACGAAGTTAGTGATATAATGATTGTGTTGCATGCTGCAAAAAATCAAAGTGAAGGAGGTCTTGATTTAAAACCATTTAAAGCAAGTATGTTTGAAATAGATGAATTAAAAAGACATTTTTTCAAAATAGGAAGAAGATTAGAATTTCAAAAACCAGAGTTAGCAAAAGTGTATAAAGACTTTTCTATAGAGTCAGAAAAATTATTAAGATCTGACCCAGAAAGATATCCTAAATTAGCTCAAATAAGAAGAAATTATAAGATATTAAACTTTGATCCATCTAGAAAAGATACTATAGGAGATTTTATAGATAATTCACTAACTGGAGAACCTGCTTATGATGAAACAAAAAGGTTTGACGGAAACCCTATATTCCCTTACAAAAAAGGCAGAGATCCTTCAAAGTGGCATAAAGTGTTGGGTGAGAATGTCACTAAATATTTAAAAGGTGACGGAGACGCATTAGCAAACATAGAAGAGAATATGGAGCAGATTGTAAGATACTGGACTGCAGGTGAGCAACTTGATGGAAGGATGATTTTTGATCTGACTACTGAAAGAGGTCGTCTTAACTTAGCCAGTTTACAAACAGTTGTATCAGCAACCATGTACCAACATTGGGGTGATTTAAGAAACGCCACTCTTAAAGATATTAAACAAACTGTAGAACTTGGTGGTAAACCAGACGAGTTAATAAAAAAATATAATTTCTTAGACGCTGACAATTACAAAAAATTAGACAATCTATTAAAAATTAAAGTTAAAGGTGAAGACGGAAAAATAGAAACTTTTAAACTGGTTGATTTAACTCAGATGTTATCACAAGAACAAGATATAGTTAAGTTAATAGATAAATCTAAAACTGCACAAAAACAATTAAAAGATATTGAAACTGAATTAAATGATCAATCAAGTCTTTTAAATCAAAGGGCGAAAACTGTAATTGGATTACAAAACAGAGGTATAAAAAAATTAGAAGAAATATCAGGAACAGCCGACCCTGTTCAATTTTATCAAACCTTTGTTTTAAATGGTAGTGCATCATCTGTTTCAACTTTAAGAGAGCTATATAAAATATCTCGTAAGTATGAAAATGAAAAGTTAAAAGATAAAGATATTATAGAAGAGTTCAACTCAGCTTTTAAATATCAAATAACACAAGGTCTTTTAGCTAGAGCAGGAATGGCCCCGGCAGAAAACAAAACTATACAAGGCATAGGTAATCAAAATGTTAGATTAACTGTAATGACAAATGCAGCTCAGTTAGCTTCAGATTTAAGTAATCCAAGCACAAAAGCTATACTTAAAGAGATAGGATTTGATGATGACCAACTTATGTTCATGGAGGATATAGGTAGATTTTTTGAATACGCACAAGGATCTTCTTTAGTAAGATATGATATTGGAGGTGTTATACGAGGTATATCTCCTAATGAAATAATAAGTCGTACTTTTAATATTGCTAGAAGAATGGTTAGTCCTTTGTATGTTGGAACAGAGATAGCAGCACGACTTGCGATTATGAAAGGTAACGAATTAATAGCTATAGGTTTACAGAACAAACAAGCAGGTCAAATAATAGGAAAGATGTTACAAAACCCTGCTGACTTAACTTCAGACGATATTAAAACATTCGGTGTTATACTTAAAGAATTTATAGCAACGGAGTTAGCCAGAGAGGGTGGAAGTATATCAACTTATATACCTGAAGAAGAATTACTTGCAGCAAGAGATCCTGTAGATGCAGATGCTTTAAGTGTTAAGACTGCCATACCTAAATTTATAGAGTTGTTTTCTCAGCCAAGAAAAAAACAAACGTTAGAACAATTAGAAGAAGAAGATAAGGAGAAAGAAAATGAAGAAGTACAGTAACGGACAACGCCCACAAAAAATGTATGGTGGTGGTATGGCAAGTCCACGTAAACCTATGCAGTATGGTGGATTAGCTCAACAAAACAGAACCATGACAACTGGCATGGCATCTAAAGACAATCCTATGGGTGCTATGACTGAAAAGAAAAGATATGACATGGGGATGAATTTAGGTGGTGCTATAGCCAAGTTTGAGGGCAGGCAGAAAAAAGCTAATGGTGGTAAAGCGATGACACCTAAACAGAAAAAGTTTGCTGCACTAGCAGAACCAAGAGATAAGATAACTTATGCTGATAAAATAGCAGGTGCGACCAAAAAAAGTTAAATGAAAGTAAAGTATAACAGATTTTACTACAATCCTTTACCTGACGAAGTTTGTATAAAAGAAAGCTCTGTGCATGGTCACGGAATATTTGCGGCCCAAGATATAAAGAAAGGCACAGATATAGGTGCTACACATATCAAAGTGCCAATGATCCTTACTTATATAAGAACACCTCTTGGTGGCTTCATCAATCACTCC